AAAAGACGGGTGCCAATCCGTCGCGGGTTGACTTCGGATGCCATGTGTCTGGCAGTGTGGACGGCATCATTGAGCATGGCGTTCCAGAAGCACCAAGCACTAAGCACATTTTAGAGATTAAGACGCACGGTAAGAAGTCGTTTGATAGTCTACTCAAAGATGGCGTAGAGAAGTCAAAGCCCATGCACTATGTGCAAATGCAGATGTACATGGCCGGCATGAAGCTTGATCGTGCTTTGTACTTGGCGGTTTGCAAGGATGACGATCGTATCCATACCGAGCGAGTCAAGCTTGATAAGGCTGTGGCACAGAAAGGCATTGATCGTGGCCACCGGTTGGTTAAGTCTGATCGTATGCCACCACCCCTGAGCACCGACCCCACATGGTTTGAGTGCCGGTTCTGTGCGGCGCATGAGTTTTGCCATAAGACTCAGCTAACTAAGGAAGTTAATTGTCGGACGTGTGCAAACAGTACGGCGCGTGAAGACGGGACTTGGCATTGTGAACAGTACGACGTGACACTGGACTTTGCCAATCAGAGACAAGGTTGCGAAGCACACATACTTCACCCAGATTTGGTGCCGTGGCCACATAAAGTTGTGGACAACACTGTGACTTGGATTACGCCAGAGGGTGATATTAAGAACGGTGCCAAGAGTGCTGATGTCTTTTCAAGCCGTGAGATTGTGGCCAATCACAAGGTCTGTGCAAGTCCAGACGAGTTTATTAAAGACTTGCGCAAAGACTTTGGTGCGGAGATATTTTGATGCTTCGTGACTACCAACAACGCGCTATTGACCAGCTATACGCGTGGTTTCACAAGACCCCAACTGGCAACCCGTGCCTTGTCCTCCCCACTGGGTCGGGGAAGAGTCACATCGTGGCGGCGCTGTGCAAGGACGCGCTGCAATCTTGGCCAAAAACAAAAATTTTGATGTTGACGCATGTGAAGGAGTTGATTGTCCAGAATGCAGAGAAAATGAGGCTCCATTGGAAGGGAGCACCTTTGGGCATTTATAGCGCAGGGATCGGTAAACGTCAACTGGGTGAGCCGATCACCTTTGCTGGCATCCAGTCGGTCAGGACTAAGGCAGCACTGCTTGGCCACATTGATCTGGTGATTGTGGACGAATGTCACTTGGTAAGTCACAAAGACGAAGGAGGATACCGAACCCTTTTAAACGACCTACAAGCGATCAATCCTAATCTTAGGGTGGTAGGGTTGACGGCTACGCCTTATCGCCTTGGACACGGTTTAATCACGGATAAACCGGCATTGTTCGATGCACTGATTGAACCGGTCAGTATTGAGGAATTGGTTTATAAAAAATATTTGGCAACACTGCGCAGCAAAGTGACAAATGAGCGCTTTGACGTCAGTGGCGTACACAAGCGTGGTGGCGAGTACATTGAGTCAGAGTTGCAAGCGGCAGTAGATAATGCCGATAAAAATAAACAAGTAGTGCGTGAGGTCATCAAGCTTGCCTGTGATCGCAAAGCTTGGTTGTTCTTTTGCGCTGGTGTCAAACACGCGCAGAACGTATGCCAAGAATTAAACACCCAAGGTATCACGGCAGCCTGTGTGACCGGCGAGACACCAAAGGCCGAGCGTGACAGGATCCTGACTGAGTTTAAAGCGGGGCGCATCCGTGCGTTAACTAATGCCAACGTACTGACCACAGGATTTGACTATCCGGATATAGACTTGATTGCTATGCTGCGCCCAACCATGTCGGCATCGCTTTATGTGCAGATGGCAGGGCGTGGGATGCGTCCCAAGAGCCATACCGATCACTGCTTGGTGCTCGACTTTGCGGGGGTAGTTGAGACGCACGGTCCGATCACCAACGTGCAGCCACCCAAGAAGGGTGGGTCTGGCGACGGTGAGGTGCCGGTCAAGGTGTGCGATGAGTGCCATGAGATTGTGCATATCTCTGCCAAGGTTTGTCCAAACTGTGGGCATGAGTTTCCACCACCGGCAGAAAAGAAGTTAGTGCTCCACCAAGACGACATCATGGGTATTGATGGTGTTGATATGGCAGTGACCGATTGGCACTGGCGTAAGCACATCAGTCGAGCCAGTGGCAATGAAATGATTGCGCTGACTTACTACGGTGGCTTGATTGATCCACCAATCACCGAATACTTACCAATACTGAATCAAGGGTTTGCTGGGCAGAAGTCATGGCAGTTGTTGCATGACATTGGCAGCCAAGCGGGTGCGGTGCTATCGGGTATCAATCAAGCGCAGGCACCAATCGATTACTTGGTTGTGCAGATGAACCAAGCTAAGCCACCAAAGCTTATATCCTATAAACGTGATGGCAAATTCTATAAGGTGGTGAAAAGATTATGGTGATCTCTGAACACATGGAGCAGGCGGCATTGGTGATGTGGTTTCGCCGAGCATATCCGGATACATTGATTTTTGCCATACCTAATGGCGGGATGCGATCCAAGTCGCAAGCCATGAAGCTCAAGGTCGAGGGCGTGGTGCCTGGTATTCCAGACTTGTTTGTACCGGCGTGGAAGCTGTGGATTGAGATGAAGAAAGTCAAGGGCGGAAAGATATCGCCAGAGCAACAAGGCATGATAGATTATTTACAAAGTGTTGATTACCATGTTATTGTGGGTCTTGGTGCTGAAGATGCAAGACGCAAGATCAGCCAATTCATAAAGGATACACAATGCTAGAGTCCAAAGATCGTTTCGTTACCATCCGTATGCCAACAGAAATTTATAAGATTGTGAAAGCTCAGGCTGATGGCCAGACACGCTCAGTCAGTCGTCAGATTGTTCACTTGGTTAAGACTGCGTTGGAGGCTGAGAAATGAATAGTATTTCTATTGATGAATTAAAACTACCAAGAAAAATTTTGGTTAGAACAATTAACGCATTAAAGTACCACAACATATTGACCATTCAAAATTTACTGGCTACCCCTCGGTCAACAGTGCAACGCGGAATACCAAACCTCGGCAAAGTTTGTTTTGATGAGATTGAACGGGCTTTATTGCTTATGGGTTATCAATTAAAAGATGGAGAAGGACCATGACAAATAATAAAGACATCCTATTCAGCTTGTGGTACGACAGCCTAGAAGGCACCAAGTCACAAGGGTTTGCTTACAAGGCTTGGTGCGCTGGGTGGAATGCAGCGAATCAAACAAAACCGGCTGACGAATACTCACTAGACGCAATACTTGAGCGCGTTAACAAACACAAAAGACCGGAGATTACTGATGATTAATTTACATCCATCAGGATTGACATGGGAGAGGTGGCACTGGCCTTTCAAAACGCCACAAGAGCGTTTGAAAATAGCACATTGGTTGGCATTACACAATCTAGAAGACCAAACAATACCGTTTTAGAAGAGAGCGATGGACAAAAAAAAATTAGGTGAATTTGCTGAACAAGCGGGACTTGGATACAAAAGACCAGATGGTCAATATTGGATTGATGCGGGATTTATTGATATACATTTAGAACGCTTTGCCGAGTTGGTAGCCGCAACCGAGCGTGAGGCGTGTGCAAAGGTGTGTGACAAGGCGGCGTATTGGGATGGTCATGTTGCTGCTAATTGTGCCGCAGCTATCCGTGCAAGGGGAGACAAGCATGACTGACCAAGAACGAAAGGCAATGGAGATGGCGTTGGAGGCGTTGGAAGATTCAATGTATCCACAGAAAAAACAATTTGATGCAATTGTCGGGTTGAAACAAGCACTCGCACAGCCTGAGCAAGAGCCTGTTGCTTGGAAAGATAAAACTTATGGCAATTTGCATAATCAAAACTTTGGCAATTCAATTCCACTCTACACCGCCCCACCAAGCAAGCAATGGGTATCGCTGACGGATGAGGAGATAGCATATGCTGTGGGCAGTCCGATTGATGAAGTGTATCTAAATGATTTTCGTAAGGTTGAAGCCGCATTAAGGAAGAAGAATGATCCCACCTCTAACTGACTCCGACCCAGAGTGGTGTACCGAGATGGACAAAGCACCACATGGACGCAAATTGATTGCACTTAACCCGTCAGGAGTTGCGGTATTCGCAGTCCTATCAGCACGGAATCTTAAGGACTTTACAGCATGGTATCCACTGCCAAAATTTAAGGTGAAGACATGAGCAACATGGAGAAGACTATGGAATTAGCAGGGAAGGTTTTACGCCAAGTTATAGAAGAAAAGATAGAGCGTGAATGGGTCGGGCTGTCTGATGCGGAGGTTGCAATATATAGTAATGTGTTTAATGGTCCACGCTTGGTGAGAGAGATTGAAGCCCAATTAAAAGAGCGCAACACATGAACACCCCCAAGCAACAAGAGATCCTCGACCTTCTCGCAGATCAAGACGATATGACAGCGGCTGAGATTGCGGCAGAGGTCGGGTCAGAAGTAAAGGCCACCTCCAAGCACTTACGTTTGCTTGAGGACGTCGGTAAGATTTATGTGTGCCAGTGGCGCAAGGGCAAGCATGGCGTTATGACCAAAGCATACAAGGCAGGGTGTGGGGAATCTGTGGTGCTTGTTAACAAGAGACAGGATGCCGCACGAAGGGCGCTTACCAAGCGCAAAGAGTATGACCCGACCGCCCCCATCATGCCTAACACCGGATGGCGCTCCACGATACATTCTAAAGACTATTCGTTCCAACACGGCGATCACATTAAGTTTATGGAACGATTTAAACCACAGCCAGACCACGCATCAGCATGGTTGTTTAACGAACCAAAGGTAGAGCTGCTAGGAGCAAAGTATGAGTGAAGAAAAAACAATTGAAGATTATCTAGAAAAACACGGCGGATATGCGCATCCTATGCCACTAAAGACAATTCAACAGATAGCTGAAGACCTTGTTAACCACCCGCCACATTACACAGCGCACCCGTCTGGCGTGGAATGTATCCAGATTACCGAACACATGAACTTTTGCTTAGGGAATGCCATAAAATATATTTGGCGCGCTGATCTTAAACACGACGCAATCGAAGACTTAAAAAAGGCGGTGTGGTATGTCAACCGAGAAATTGAAAGAAGAACCA